CTAGTAGAAACATTTGTTCCGTAAGTAGCATCCAAATTTGTTACTATGTCAGGCTGACGGTCGACTCCATTATTAGGAGTAGGATCTTGACTAGTCAATCCACCTGTTCCCCAAGGACCGCCTGCGCCATTTGCGGCGCTGCCACCCCTAACCAAAATTCCATCAAAAGTCCAACTGTCTGGAAGTAAATCTTGTTTAGTTCCTGCATACACATATTCGTATCTATCAGTTTCATCTGGCCCGCAATCTGCTGCTCGTCTTTGTACATATACGTCGTCGCCTTTTAGTACTACTGCGATTCCAGGAACAGATATCATCTCTGGGGTTATTATTCCGCTACTAGCAAAGGTAGTCATCTGTCTTAGAAATTCCTGATTAATAAAAAAAGGAATTTGCTGCCCTTGATCCATGTAATATGCAGCAGCTAGTTGCAACGGGCTTAGATTAGCTATTGCAATTTGCGGACTATTATTTAAATATTGTCTAGGAATGGCCATTTTATTAATCAATCATACAGTAATTGTGGGCGATTCAGTTCTTACTGTTAAAGTGTCTGTTCCTGTTTGGGAAGGAGATGTAGTTGCAGCGGCAATCACAGTGCGACTAGAATTGGGAGGTGGGGCAGAAGTTCTGACAGAGTTATCTACTACATAAGATCCCCAGGCAGAAGTGACCACAGAAGTGGCAGCAGACCTAGCTGCGCCCACTGCGATATCTCCTATTATTCCTCCACCTAGTGCAGTTTTTATTGTATCAGTGACAGTGCCCACTGACTCAGCAATAGAAGTCAAAGGTTCAGTGAAAGCACTGAAGCTGTCAGCTAGCTGACTAAATGAATCAGTAAAACCAGAAATTGCCGAAGTAGCTGCGGTCTCGGCGGTGCCCAGTGCTTGATTAATTGCTGTTTGTTCTGCCGTACTAGCTAGTCCGCCCCCAACTGCATCTGCGCCCCCATCTGCAGGCGAAAAACCGCCTTGAAGGGCTGCACCTAAAATTGCACCAGCAATGCCCAACCCGCCGCCGACAATAAAAACGTCGCTGCTGGCAGTGGTAGGCTTGTGTCCACATATTCCCAATCCGCCTTTGGTTATTGGAGTTTGTCCTTCTATAGTAACCCCCGCTGGTAAATCAAATACGAATCCAAAACAATGAATAAATGTTTTAGGAGTACAGCCGTAGTGGGGAGTATATATGGCGCCAAATAACGCTACTGGTCTACCATTAACTGTTACAGATGAGCTAGCTGGCGCGGTAATAATACCACCATATCCAAACATGTCACCTTGTCTCACTACCGACATAAAAGTCCTTAAACTACAATGGGACCTTTACTTACCGTTTGAATTCCAGTTGTGGTTTGTAGGTAATGGTCCTCGAGTTGCTTAATTACCGGAGAGTGCATCATTACGTGCTCCTTTTTAAGCTCTACATCCTTATTTATATCACCAGAAAATAGGCTTTGCATCAAACCTAACCCTTGTGGACTTGGTATAACTGTGCAAGGTCTGTTTACAGTCCAGCCCATTAAATGAGCGTCGACAATTTTAGCAACAACTTCGTCGCCATTTACTAATTTAAAACAGGCAATAGTTCCTGGTTGGTATCCTTTAGATTGTAACACCGAATTTTTCCTTTAATTGATCTTCAGTTAGTTTGACAAGACCGTTATAGCCGCCTTCGACTATTAGTGTATCGTCATTATAAATTTGTGGCACTGTTCTGTGGCCTTGATCTATTACAAATTGTTTTGCATTGGCATCATCGTCGATATTTACGACTGAATAAGAGACCTTTTTATTATCTAAAAAGTATTTTGTTTGTTCGCAAAACGGGCAGTTATTTTTTGTGTATACAATAATCATTATAATGTGAATCCTTTGAATGTACTTTGATCGACGTCCTGCTTGGTTCCGCCGATCACATAGCTACTTATCTCTGTCTCCTGAGGTGCGACTTGAACTTCGGCTCCAGCAATCCATTTAGCAGTCCAAGGTAACGGATTACTTCCGGGTTTGATTCCGCAATCTAATCCCACAGCCGTCATTCGTTTACAAGTTAACCAATCAACATACTGACATAATAATTGTGTGTTCAATCCTATCATCGATCCATCTTTGAACAAATATTCTGCCCAAGTTTTTTCTTGTTCGGCAGCATTTAGAAATATACGTTCACATTCTTGCTTTGTTTCTATTTTTAATTTTGCATAATCGGGGTCGTCTTGTGGTAGCAACTTAATCAATGTCTGCGTACTACCAAGATGAATATTTTCATCTCTGGCAATCAATTTGATAGTTTTTGCATTGCCTTCCATTTTCTTTAATTCAGCAAAAGCCCACGAGCAGGCAAAGCTTACATAAAATCTTATGCCTTCTAGTGCATTAACAGAATTTAAACACAACCACAATTTTTTCTTTAATTCATAAAGATCAACAATGATTTCCTTACCGTTAACAGTGTGCTTGCCTACCCCTAGTGTCTGATACCAAAGACTGGCCTGAATTAAGTCGTCGTAATATCGACCAATATCTTTAGCACATGCAACAATAGGCTCAATGGTTAACAAGTCGTCAAATACTTTACTGGGATCACTGAAAACATTTCGAATAATGTGTGTATAACTACGACTATGAATAGTTTCATTGAATGCCCAAGTTTCGATCCAAGTTTCTAATTCAGGAATTGTGGCCAGTGGCAGTAACGCTAAATTAGGACTACGACCTTGAACACTGTCTAGTAGAATTTGTCGCTTTAAGTTACTGGTAAAGATGTGCTGTTCAAATGCAGTCAGTTCTTTAAAATCTTTGGCGTCACGTAACAAATCAACTTCTTCGGGTCTCCAAAAAAAGCCTAGTTGTTTATCTGTTAATTTTTCAAACTGTCTATATTTTAACGTTTCGTAACGTTGAATATTTACAGGTCCGTTTGGATCTAAAAATGCCAATGCTTTGGTGTGATCACCTTTGTTATTAATATTAAAAACGCTCATTTTAAATTCGATTCCTTACTTTGTCGGATTAGTCGGTGTTGCCAGTGGGTTCGGTGCGGCTACTGGATGTTTTGCACAGGCCGCTTTATTACCTTGTCCCGCTTCTGTTAAAAATTCTGTGCCTTTAGCAATTTGGCCAATTGGACAACTACAAGTAGCAGTTACGGTTCCATTTGTTGGATTCTTATCATACTTACACATCATGCCCCAGCAGTTAGTAGATCCTTCAGCAATTGCACCAGGACAACTTTGAATTTTGGCTTTAGTGGCACTGGGAGGAGTTCTTACAAAGTTATTGGCTTCTTGTGGATAATGAAATCCTTCAACTAAACGTGGTGCAAATAGACTCCAAACTTGTGTTGTTGGATCGTCGACGCTACAACTACCTTTCATGACACCTGCACTCAAATCAGCAATGCTGGGACCTTCTAGTACAGGGCACTTACATACAACTTCGGGATACGTTACACCGTTATTGGTGGTGATAGTTTTTCCTGTCTTGGTGCAAGTGCTTGCGGCACATAACGCAAACTTGCCTTGACAGATAGTAAGCGATGGCTGTTGTGCAAACACCGGTATTGCAAAAACAAATAAAAGTACCGAAAAGATTTTTTTCATATTTTAATTCCTTAAATGACGCAACTATCACAATCTTCTTGATCGACAGGTATAGTAAGTTCTTCTTTTTTAACTGCTAATTTATCGATGTCAATTTCACCTTGACCATCCATGGTGTTAAAATAGTATAGCTGCTTAGTACCATACTTATAGCATAGTAACAAGTGGCCAATCATTTCACTCATTGGAATTTTTTCATCTTCATAATGATGTGGATTGTAACTGGTATTAACACTGATACCCTGATCGATATATTTTTGAAGCACTGCACAAATTTTCAAATATCCTTCAGGAGACTTTTGATCCCACAACAGTTCATATTTGTTTTTTAATTTTCTATACTCAGGGACAACCTGTTTCAACACACCATGCTTACTCTGTTTAACACTGACATAACTACGTGGAGGTTCAATACCATTTGTGCTGTTACTGATCTGTGCAGATGTTTCGGCAGGCATTAACGCCATTAAGGTGGCATTTCTTTGCCCGTACTGTGCTGCATCTTCCCGCAGACTTTCCCAATCCATACGCTCTTGATGTGGAACCAATTCATCAACTTCCGACTTACGTGTGTCAATTGGCAAAATACCATCAGCTGACTTCAAGTCTTTCCAACGACCACAGGCTCCTTGTTCTTTTGCAAGATCCACACTGGCTTTAATTAGATAGTAACTCCATGCTTCTGCATATTCATCAACCAGAGACAATGCACGAGGATCGCTGTAGCTGACATCGTGTTTGGCCAGGAAGTATGCAAAATTAATAATACCAATACCCAATGGTCTAAATTCATCTGTGGCTAATTTAGCAGCCAACACTGGATAGTGCTGATAGCTCAGTAATGCATCTAACCCTCGCACTGCTAATGTACACATACGTTCAAAGTCTTTTGGGCTCTTAACATTTCCCCAATTAGTTGCACTTAGAGTACATAGTGCAATTCTTCCGTCGGGATCATTTAGATCTTTAAGAGGCACTGTGGGCAAGTCAATTTCAGTACACAGATTGCTCATTTTAATAGGAGCAATTTTTTCTTTAAAAGGACTATGAGTATTAGCATGGTCCACATTCATTAAGTAAACTCTGCCAGTGTCTTTTCGTTCTTGCACAAATCTACCAAATAAGTCTAATGCTTTGTAAGTTTTTTTACGTAGCTTGGTATTTCGTTCTGCACGTTCATACAATTCTTTAAATTTATCTTGATCATTGAAGAATGCTTCGTACATTTCAGGAACATCATGTGGACTAAAACAAGTAATGTCTCCGCCGGTGATCAATCGTTCGTACATGAGTTTATTAAACTGCACACCATAGTCCATATGACGAACACGATTGTCTTCAGTGCCTTTGTTGTTTTTGAGTACCAATAAGTCATCAACTTCTAAATGCCATATAGGATAGTACAAAGTGGCTGCACCATTACGTACACCCCCCTGACTGCAACTACGAGTTGCACTTTGAAAATGTTTGTAAAAAGGAATCACACCCGTGTGGTAGGCGTCTCCGCTCCTAATAGGCGAACCCAAAGCCCTAATTCGTCCTGCTCCAATACCAATTCCGGCCTTCTGGCTGACGTATCGGACGATACTGCTAGCAGTAGCATTAATACTGTCCAAGCTATCATCAGTCTCAATGAGAACGCACGAACTAAATTGCTTTTGTGGTGTGCGTACACCAGCCATAATGGGGGTAGGCAAACTAATGTCATGATTAGATACCGCATTATAATAATCCTTTACCCATTGTAGTCTTGTTTCCTTGGGATATTTTTGAAATAGTGTTGCTGCAATTAAAATATAGGCCATTTGTGGCGTTTCGTAGATTTCTCCAGTAACACGGTTCTGTACCAGGTATTTCCCACGCCATTGTTCCATGGCCACATAGGTAAACTGTTCGTCTCTTTCGTGAACCACAAATTGATCGAGTTCATTCCATTCTTCTTCACTAAAAGCTTCCAGCAATCCCTGATCATAGAATCCTCTGGCAACATTCTTTTTAACTAGCTCTAATACACTGCAAGGTTGGTAATTTCCATAAACTTGTTTTCTAAGATGATAGTTAATCAACCTACCTGCTACATATTGATAATTCGGAGCGTCTTCGCTGATAAGATCAGCGGCACTCTTAATC